CTATAAAGTTACTGTTCCAAAGACACCACCAGAAGAAAAGGTCAAAATTGCAGAAGAGAAAAAATTAGCTGATGAACTATATGGCGAATAGAGGAAAAATATCAAGAGGAGCATTGGAGAAATTACGTGATCCAAAGTTTTACTTAGAAAATTTCACACAAATAAAGGGTAAACAGACTGGTTCACTAATCCAATTTATATTAAAGGAAGCTCAAAAAGATTTGTTTAATGCAGTAAGAAAGTTTTCTCGTGTAATGATATTGAAATCTCGTCAGATTGGTTTTTCTACAGCCATGGTTGGATATTATTATCATGATACAATAATGAATCCAGGAACTACAACCGCTCTTATTGGATATAATGCAAGTCTAACATCTGAGTTATTGGAGAAGGTAAAAACATTCTATAAAACAACTCCAAAAGAGCTTAGACCGACAATTCAATATAATTCTAAGGCAGAAATCAGTTTCCCAAAAATTGATTCAAAAATTTTAGTGCTTCCATCAACAGTAAATGTTGGTCGTGGATATACAATAAACAATTGCCTTTGTACTGAGCTTTCGGCCTGGGATGATGCAGAAGAAAAAATGATGACGTTAGAAGCTTCTGTTCCTATCGATGGAAGTCTAGTTATAGAAAGCACCCCACGTGGTCAAGGAAATCTTTACCATAGGATGTGGATGGCTGATGATAATGATTATAAAAAATGTCAGTATGGTTGGTGGTGGGGGTATACAAGAGATGAGATAGATGTCATTAGAAAAAGAATGAATAATCCAATGAAGTTCGCTCAGGAATATGGATTAGAATTTCTAGCATCTGGTAGGTCAGTGTTTGATCCAAACATAATAAAAAAACAAAGAAAGAATGTATTAAAAGAAGGCGATGAAGTAATGACAGAGAATGGTGACAAATGGATAGTTAAAACTGAAGACCAACTACGTATGTATAAACCACCAGAAGCTGGAGGATTCTATGTGTGCGGAGTGGATGTGTCAGAAGGTGTATATGGTGGAGATTATTCTGTAGCTACTATATGGGATAGGAAAACAGGAGAAGAAGTAGCAATGTATCGTGGATTGTTACCTCCAGATATACTCGGAACAAAGTTAGATACATGGGGAAGAAAGTATAATAATGCATTAATGGCTGTTGAGATAAATAATCATGGTTTAACAACATTAACAATATTAAAACAAAAAATATATCCATCTTTATATTTTAGACCAGCTAAGTTGGAGACAATAGCAAATGCAAGTAGTGATAAAATGGGATGGAAAACAACTAAAGTAACTAGGGAAATCTTAATTGATGATCTTTCGCAAGCTGTTAGAGATGGTGAATTAATCATACGGAGTAAAGAGTTGTTGGATGAGATGTCCGTGATGGTCTATGACGATAGGGGAAAAGCTATAGCACAAGAAAGCTTTCATGATGATTGTATATTTGCAGCTGGGGTTGGATTACAAGCATTTAAAGTTATGTATCATAAAAGCCTAGAACAATTATCTTATGAAAATTATTTACCAATTAATTTCGCTTATTAAACAATATGGATACTTATAACGAGGAAAAGTTTGGCGATGTCAAACTAATGGAAAAATTTCGCTTGCAACGTGATGATGCTAAGCGATATTTTGAGTCTTGTATTAAACCAAGGCTTGATCGATCTTATAAACTATATACATCATACAGTGGAGATAGGGCATCAGAATTAAAAAGGCTCGGAAAAACATGGATGGCTAACATCTTTGTTCCATATGTTAATGCTGTAGTTGAAACTTTGATGCCACGTATTTTGGATGCTAGACCAGAATTTAGTGCTATGGCTAGAACAGAGGAAGATCAAGTAAAAACAGAGGCACTACAAAAACTTACTGATTATACATGGGAAAAATCTAAAATGGATACAGTATCAGAAGATATTACAAGATCAGCATTGGTTTTTGGAACAGGATTCTTACAAGTTGGGTGGAAAAAGGATGTCAGAGAATATAAATTTCTTGACACAAAAGATTTATCGAAGAAAAAGTACAAATACACTAAAAAGGAACAAGTTTATTATGACGCTCCTTTTGCAGAAGCCGTAGACAATTATACATTGTGGTATGATTGGCATAACGTAGCAAGAGAGAGTAAACAATATTGGTTCAAACGTTTAGTATTAACAGGGGCTGAGATAAAACGTAAATATCCAAAGGCTGATAAAAAAAGATTAGAATTAGCTTTGAAGCATGGCGCATCGAACTTAATTAATTATGCTTCTATCAGGGACGAAGTAAAGTTAACACATGAAGGAATAAGTAAAAATGGCAATTCTGGGATGGGAGCTAGTGGAATTAGTAGCTCTTCTACGAGTATTGGTGACAGTGTTAATGGAAAATATATTAGCACGGAAGATCCAGATTTGATAATGCACGAGGTTTTTGAATGGTGGAGACCATTTGATGATGAATATGCTGTTGTAGTGAATGAAGTGCCTATTTTTAGAGAAAGAAGTATCCCAAATCCATATGATTTTAAAGAAGCTCCGTTTATTGAGATACCATATTTAAGATTGCCATATGAGTTTGAAGGAACTGGAATACCAATGGTATTAGAAAGTCCACAAATCATGTTGAATACAATGAAGAACCAACGCTTAGATGCTGTTACATTAAGTATACATAGAATGTGGGTAGTAAATCCGTTGGCTAATATTAATAAAAATGAATTGGTTACTAGACCATTTGGTATAATATATTCTGCAGACCCCAATGGTGTTCGCGAAATACAATTTTCAGATATAAAGTCTAGTGCATACAAGGAAGAAGAATTCCTAAAAAATGATATGAGATACGCTTCTGGTGTCGATGATTTTTCTATGGCAGCTGGCGGCGGTGCTAGTAGCGCTACAGAAGTTAGACATCTTCGTGAGTCAACATTAGAACGTGTTAGGTTATTTGTTAACCATCTTGGAGAAGGTTATTCTACAATGATGAGATACTGGATTTCTTTATGGAGACAGTTTTACACAGAACAATTAAGGATTAGAATTACTGGAGAAGATGGGGAAGTAGAATTCCCTGTCATAGAAAAAGATGATTTGATGGGCGAATTTGATTTTAAAGCTGCAGTTATTCCTTCTATTGCTGGAAAGAATGATATTGAAAAGAAACAAGGTATGGACTTATTCCAATTGTTAATAAATATGCCATTTGTTGATCCGCAAAAACTTACATCTAAGATATTGCATAATTGGAATTGGAGTTTGGAATCTGTTAAGAAAGAAGAGCAACCACAAATGCCAGGACAGCCAGGACAACCAGGAGAAGAAGGTATGTTACCAGGAATGGAAGGTGGACAAATGCCACCAGAAGGACCAATGCCACCAGGTGATACTGGTAGTGAATTGGATGGAATGCCTAGATTGGGTGGTGGAGAAATTCCTAGCGATGTTATACAACAAGCATTGGCTATGTTAGGTAATGAAGGTGGGGAAAACCCATTCGCTGAACTTGGTTCACCAGTAAATTTATTAGAAAGTGGAGGTAAAATTCCACCTACTGTAGCACCAATGAAGGGTGGAAATGCAAATCCACGAGGATTAAATAGAGGTGGAAAGGTAAATACTAATATTTCATCAAAACCAAGTAGCCCAGATGATAATATCACTAATCTGGCTATGAACCTACAATCTTAAATTAAAAAAAAATAATATGAAGAAAGAAACCAAAAAATATGTAGTTAGCAAAAAACAGGATGCATTAAATTTATTAGTTGAACTTTACAATACAGGGACATGGGAAGCTATTAAGATGTTAACGCGATTGTCTGATTCTGATTCAATCGCTACTTTAGCAAGTGTAGATCCATTTAAAGACCCTACATTGGTAGCTAGAACACAGGGGCATCGTTCTGGTATTTATCATCTAGAAAATTTATTGAATGCAGAATTGCAACGCTTAAAGAACCTTGAGGAGACAAGTGACAACGATGGAAAAGTGGTGGAGACACCTGACCATCTTATACCTGGCTATTAAATTGAATAGCAAATTGTGATTTATGGTATAATATAGATATAATTCAAAATAATTTTAAATATATATGGATAAGAACAAGAATTTAATTTCATTAGTTAAAAACGCAAAGCTTAAGGATGTCGGGCATAAACCAAAAAAAATGGATTCGTGCTGTTCTCCTGTTGCTTACGAGGATAGGATACAATATCCTAATATATATTTGAATAGCAAAAATGTGCCAGATTTGAAGGGGTATGAAGTCGGTGATGAATGTACTTTCCTAATAAAAGGGAAAATTACAATGCATGATCTACATGAATCAAGAAAAGGACAATCTAGAGAGACATTTGATATAGAAATACATAAAATAGCAACATTAAAGAGTAAGGATAAAAAATAAACATATGGCTAATAATAAAGAAAAAAGTTCATGGCTTTCAGATATTATTGGAAAATATAAAGATAATAAAGCAATGAGAAAATCAAAGTCTAATTTAAAAAAGATAAATAAGAAATTGATGCAAAAATGGTTTTCTGGAGATACTGGGTTAATTCCTGGTATTATGGGGCAAAATAATTATAATAAGGCATATAATACAGTAAAGAATTATATAGATAATGGTAATATGAAAGCTGCCAGAGAATATGTTAAGTCACAAAAAAGAAAAATTAATAAAGAGCGGTCTCCGATACAGATAAGAGAGAAAGATAACAAAATACCGAAACAAAAAAAACTAGAAACAGAATTAGAACCAATACGATGGAACCCAAAGGTAGTAGCTTAATAATAATAAATAAAATATATATGAAGTTAGACAAAAACAAGCGATTAAGTATCGCTAAAGCCCAAAAGATTGCTGACTCAATTATCAAGATGGAAGGCAAAAGTGCTGAGGCCAAGGGGAAAGACAAAGTCGATTTGGCCAAAATAGCACAGAACCTAGCTGATAGGAGAGAAAAAGCATTAAGCAAAGAGGAGGAAGAAAAAGAGTAAACAAATTTGTTTGTTGTTAATAGTTAAATTAATATGAAGATAAAATAATATGTCTGAAGAAATTTTAAATGGTGAGTCCGCTAACGCGGGAGACTCATCTGTCGATCCCAAAGGTCCTTTAGATGGTGTAGATGCAAACAATATGAGCGCAAATACAGCAGCTGGGGGGAGTCCAAAAGGTGAAGATGAAAAAAAGGATATAGATTTGAGCGATTATGTCTCAAAACAAGATTATGAAGAATTAGGAAGTAAACTTAGTGCACAAGGTACTGAGTTAGGTGATTATCGTCAATTTTATAAAGATATAGCACCTTTGCTGGATAAGATTCAAGACAAACCAGAACTAGCCGAAGCTATCTTAGAAGATAAAATAACTTCTGAGTTACTGCAGGCTGTAGTAGATGGTAAGGTAGATTCAAAAACAGCACAAACAGTCGGAAATGCCAACGAAGAAGTAAAAAAAGACTTAGGAGTTAAAAAATATTCTCAAGCATCCCAAGAAGATATTGAAAAATTGATAACTCTCAAAGTTAACGAAATTGTGGAAAACAAAGTTAAAGGGATAACCAATGACGTCAATACAAAGCTTAGTAAATCAGACGAAAAACGCGAGTTCACAGATAAAACAAACGAGTTTATCGCAGAAGTCGCTGATTTCCAAGATTACGCTGAGGATATTGCTACTTGGCTAGAAGAACATCCATCAATATACGATATCGATGTTGCATACTATGCCGTAAAAGGTAAAAAAACTGTTGATGAAGCTAAAGTAGAAGCTGACAAAAAAGCCGTTGAAAACGACAAGTCAAACGCAGCAAACGCTTCTGGTGGACAGTCATCAAACAGTGGTGTGATAACAGATAAAAGTATTGTTGATAGTTTAATAGCATCACAAGTAAGCCCAAATTCGTAAAAAACTTTTTCGAGGCAAGGAAAATAATTAATAATAAAATAATATGCCTCAATTCCCATATTACACAGAACCCACTCATGACCGAGGTGTGATCACAGACGCAGCTAGCAACGGCGCTAGAGATACAGCAGTATCCGAAGCAGAAGGCCGTTTAGTTGTAGACGTGGTTGATAAGATAATGTTGTTGGAAGTTAACAAACATCCAATGGTAACATTGTTATCAAACGTTGGTCGTGTGTATGATGGTTCTAGTTGGAAAGGTAGCGGAATGCTAAAAAAAGTTGCAGGTAACCCTGAGTTTGGATGGTTTATAAAATCTTTGAACCATCGTTAAAAAATTTAACCAAATGCTGGAAACTCCTTAGAGCCAAATACACCCAAACAGTAATCCGAAAGGATAAGCTGAGCGGTTTAAAAAGTAATTGGATTGGACAATCAGCAGGAAAGATTCCTATAATATGGAAAATCCTCAACGACTAGATGAATTAGAAAAATTTGTTCCTTCAAAATCACAAAAAATTGGAATTATAGTTGGTATGCTCATGGGCGATGGAAGCATAGTAAAGAAATATCCTAAGACCTTAGTATTAGGCACTGGTAGCAAAAACGTTGATTATTTCGACTTTAAATGCGAAATATTGAAAAAATTAGGATTCAAGATGGGAAAAGTTAGAATGTTACATAGCAGTATAAATGGTAAGCAATATTTCGGTTACATAGTAGATTTTACCGATAAACAATTCCAATGGTTTTATACCAAATATTATGGTGGTGGAAAACGTCATATTAACCCTCAGTTAATAAGACATTTAAATTCACCAGGATTAGCAATTTGGTATATGGATGATGGAAATTTGGTTCGCAGAAAAGATGTAATTGGTAAACAGTGTTCAGCATTTTGTCTCAACACCCAAGCATTTACATTTGAAGAGCATGAAAAATTAGTTAAATTTTTTATGCGAAAATACAATATGGAACCAAGAATCCACAAGGACAAGAAATACTGGAAATTATATTTTCCAGCACGATATTCAAAAAGGTTTTTTGATCTAATTCGTCCTTATACATGCGATGATATGCTGTATAAGTTACGTTAAACACCTTATAGGTGATGATAGAGTCTGGCTTTTAAAGAAATTTAAAGGGTATCAAAATTACGGAAGATTTTTATGGCGGACGTTACGCAAAAAATAGCGGTACTTACGCTGCTTCAGGAGCTCTTACAATTTCTGTAACAGGCGCTGGTACAAGTTCTGCTTATATCTTTACTCCTGGCGACGTTATCTTAAATGCTCGTACAGAAGAAAGATTGTTAGTAGCAACAGTAGCTTCAGCAACAACGATTACAATTGCTTCAACTGGACGTTCCTTTGGTACGACAGCAGCAGCAGCAGGTGCTGATGCAGATGAATTATTCCTTATCGGTAACGTAAATGAGGAAAATTCTGGTGCTCGTAATGTTAATACAACACGTTCAGCAAAAGAAACAAACTACACACAAATATTTAAGACAACAATTGCTCTATCTGGTACAGAAGACAATGTTAATCTTTATGGTGGTAGTGACTTAACTTACCAAAGAGCTAAAAAAGGTACAGAACATGCATTAGACATTGAACGTGCTCTATGGTTTGGAGAAAAGAAAAGTGATACAAATGGTACTCAAGGGAAACCTAGACGTGCCTCTGGTGGTGTTTTAGAATTCCTTACAAGTGGTAATTC